GCCGAAAGCCACGTCGATGCCGCTGAACCTGTTCGGGTTCTTCGCATTCGTCGCGGCGCTGGGAACCTTCCACTTCGCCTTGAAGGTCTCGCCGTCGCGCTCGATCGTGAGACCCGTCACCTTCCACGAGGGCCTGATGTACTTCGCGGCGAGCGCCTTGACCGTGATGGTCGCCTCGTCGTAGCGCTCGGTCACGTCGTGCGTGCCCGTTATGCGCAGCTTGTGCGTGGACTTGACGTCGGTCTTGTCGACGGTCTTGGACTGGTTGATGGCGATGGTCGTCTTGTTCGAGTGCGCCTTTGGGTTATCCGAGTTCGGCCACGACCCGCTGCGCGAGTACCAGCTCGACCCGTCCCACGACACGGAGAAGCTGGCCTGGTAGCTCTTCTCGTCGTCGGTCCTCCAGCGCCAGTTGGAGACCTCGAGCTTCTCGATGGTGACGGTCACCTTCTTGTCGGCGTCCTTGACCTTGTAGTAGAGCGTGCCGTAGACGTGCCCGTACGCCTTGCTGCCCAATGTGACATAGATGTAGGCCATGCTACGCCTCCATGTTCATGTACGCGTTGATTCGGCGCGAGATGTCGCGCGCCATCTTGTTGGCGTCGTCGCCCGCCTTGTAGTCGAGGTTGACCACCACGTTCACCGCCCCGCGCTGCGGCATCATCGACGCGATGACCTCGGCGTAGGGCTTGAGGTACTTGCGGTTCTCGACCGGCACGATGGACGTGGTGCCGTCGGCGTGGGCCATGATCCACTCGCGCCCCGCCTCGCCCGCGATGTGCGTGACGCCGCACGCGTCGGTGCCGAGCACGGTCGCGCCGTCGGTCACGAAGCCGCCCGTGGCGTGGAGCCTGGCGAAGCCGCCCTCGGCGTTGCCGAACACCTGCTGGATGTTCGCGCGGGCCGTGGCCACGAACCCGTCGAGGTTGTTGAGTTTGCCCTTGATGCTGTCGAGGACGCCGCTCGCGTTGTCGGTCACGCTCACGGTGGCCGACTTCGACTCCAGCTCCGTGCCGTTCCACGTGTAGAGGTTGCCCTGCGCGTCGAGCAGCTCGCCGTCGTACACGGCGGCGTTGCCGTCCTTGTCGAGCAGCTCCGTGCCGTTCCACGTGTACACGTCGCCCTGGGCGGTCACCAGCTCGTTGTCGTCGAGCGAGATTCGCGCGGCCTGGTCCTGCAGCTTGGTCGAGTTGGCCTTCTCTATCTTGCCCGTGGTGGAGTCCACCGCCAGTCCAGCGGACGCGAGCGCGGCCTCCATGTCGTGGCCGTTCGTGCGGTAGGCGTCCGCCACCGTGCGCATGGTCGAGTCGGAGAGCCTGCCGTATTCCTTGGTTGTCGTGCCGAGCGCCTCGAGGTCGTCGCGGAAGCTCTGCGCAGCGCTGTCGAACATGTGCCACGTGGACGGGTCGAACATCTCGGCGTACATGCCGCCGTTCTCCATGGCGGCGTCGAGGTTCGTGTCGTTGAGCCAGTTGCCGAACTCGTTCAGCTTGTCGAGGCCGTTTGCGAGCGCCTCGAACCACGGGTCGAAGTCCGCGTTCGCCACGGCGTCGCCGATGTTGTTGATGCCGTCGGCGATGGAGTCGAGCAGCCCCGACGCCGCGGCCTGCTCCACGATGCCCCCGAGGCCGTCGGCAATCTTGCCCATGCCCTCGGCGGCCTTGTCGAACGCGTCGCCTGCGTCGGGCGAGACGCTGTGGAAGATTCCGCTGAGCGCGTCGGCCACCGCGGGGCCGACCCTGCCGGCTATCACCTGGACGCGCGGCAGGACGTTCTCCACGGCCACCTCGATGGACTGCACGAGGTCGTCGGTGAGCTGGCCCATGTCGGCGTTCTCGTCGGCGATGCCCGTGAGCCAGTTCTCCCACGCGGCCCTGGCCGACGCGACGGAGCCCGAGATGGTCTGCGACGCCTCCTCGGCGGTCGTACCCGTTATGCCCATCTCCTCCTGGACGGCGTGGATGGCCGTCACCACGTCGGCGAAGTTGTCGGCGGACAGCGACCCCTCGGCGAGGCCCTCGAGCTCCTCCGCGTCCCTAAGCAGGCGCTCCATCTCGGTCTTGGTGCCGCCGTAGCCCAGTTTCAAATTGTCGAGCATGGTGTAGTTCTGCTTGGCGAACCCCTGGTACGCGTCCTGGATGGACCTCATGTTGGTGCCCATCTTGTTCGCGTTGTCGGCCATGTCCTGCACGGCCTGGTCGGCGTAGCTCGCCAACTGCCACGCGTGCTCGTCGCCGAGCGATTTCCGCAGCGACGCCGAGAACGACGTGACCTGCTCCATGTACTCGTTCGCCGAGAGGCCCGCCGTCTTGAACGCCTGCTGCGCGTTGCGCATCGCCTGCTCTGCCGTGTCGCCGAACAGGGTCTCGATGCCGCCCGCGAGCTGCTCGTAGTCGGCGTAGTTGGTGAACGCGCCCGTGACGACCTTCGCAGCGGCCTGGGACGCCACCTCCGCGCCCTTGACGAGCGCGGTCGACATGACGTTGCCGATGGCGACGGCCTTCGCCGACACGCCGCCCTGGAACGACTGGGAGAACTTCGAGCTTCCGCTCTTCCCCGCGTCGGAGAGCGCCGAGTCGAGCGCACCCTTGTCCATCTTCGGGACCACCTGCAGGTAGCCCCTCGCGATTACCGCGTCAGCCATCCGCTCCCTCCTTCCTGAACGCCGCGAGCTTCGCGTCGTAGCCCTCGGCGTCCACGGGCGCGGCGGTGGAGAACCTCGCCACGTCGCCCGGGCGCGCCATGGGCTCGTAATACTGCGCGAACAGCGCGCCGATCATGTCGGCGACGTTCGCGATCATGTGCACCTCGGGCGACCACCTCGCCTTGGGGACGGTCGCCCGGAGCACCTCGCTGTCGTTGGGGAGGTGGCGCAGGAAGAGCGCCACGGCGTCCCACCCGATGGTGGACGGCACGTCGCGCAGCCTCACGCGCCACCTGCTGAAAAGGTCGTAGTCGAGGGCGTCGCCGTTCGACCTCAGCACCTCGGCGACGCTTACGATTCCCCCACGGTGATGCCGCTGCCCTCCGCGAGCGCGTTGAACAGCTCCATGTAGCCCATGTCGCTGAGCGGCTCGTTCTCCAGCTCGGGGCACAGCCCGAGGATGAACTTGCGCACGGCGCGCAGCTTGTCGGGCAGCTTCATCTTGCCGAGGTTCGGAATCGAGGAGACCTGCTCGGCGTTGAGGTTGCGCAGGCGGGGCAGCTCGTAGGCCGCGCCGTCCGCGCCCTCGACCGTGAACGGCACGGGCTTGGTGATGGTGAAGTCGGCCATGCTACGCTCCAGTCGTCGTGGTGGTCGTAGTGGTCGTAGTGGCCGTGGACACGGGGGCGAGCTTCTTGAAGTAGCCGCCTATCGTCTCGTCGTAGAGCGCGTCGAAGTTCACCGTGTCGATGATGAGGCTGCCGCGCGTGTGCGTGCCGAACGTGATCTCGCGCGGCACGCAGTTCGGGTACACGTAGCGCACGAGCTGCTTCGGGTCGCCGTTGGCGTCGTTGTGCAGCTCGTCGACCACGACCACCCACGAGTCGGTCGTGCCGTCGAACACGGCGTTGCCGTCGGCGTCCACCTTCTCGGCGCCGTAGCGCAGGCGGTCGGCCGCCACCGAGTTGTCGATGATGGGCACGGAGAGCGAGGCGGAGGGGGCGCCGGGCGCGCTGAGCACGTCCTTGCCGCCCCAATCCTTCGCGGGGTCGCTCTTGCCCAGGTTCACGGCGGGCGTGATGCCGTCCTCGGACACGCGCACGGTCTCGTAGCCCTCGAGCGCGGCGTCGGAAGTCGTGGGGATGGTGGGGCTGGACGACGCCAACGCCACCGAGAAGTAGGTCTCGTCATTCGGGCGCCCGAAGGTCGCGAGGCCCGTGTTGTTCGTTGCCATTTTTCCCTCCTTAAGGGGTCAGCGCGCTACCAGAGCGCGTCCATCGTGAAAGCCGACTGGAACCAGTGGTGCGAGCCGTCGTAGCCGAGCGCCACGGGTTCGGAGTAGCCGGACATGGAGCCGTTCGCGCGCATCGCGTCGCACACGGCGCGCGCCAGCTCCTCGGCGTCGGCGTAGGTCGATGCCCACGACTGCACGGCGAACTCAGGGTGCCGCTCGTCGAGCGACGAGCTGCCGCCGATGGGGTCCACCAGCACGAACGCCGCGGGCCGCGTGGCGGGGGCCTGCGTGGACACGGGCACGTCGAGCGCGCCCGCGAGGTGGCCGACCACCTCCTCTAGGACTGAGCGCATGCGATCACCTCGATTTCGCGATGGTGTTGTGGATTGAGTTGTCGTACGCGCCCAGCTCGGACATGCAGACCACCTTGCCGATGGCGGTGTGGTCGGCCACGTCGACGAACGAGCCGTACGGCGGCACGGCGGGCGTGCCGTTGAACTTCACGTCCTGCACGGTGCCGTTCTGCACCTTCAGCGGCACGCGGTCGCCCGCCCGCAGGCCGAAGTTGGCGTTCGCCGCCGCCGCTATCGGCTCGACGGCCGACCTGAGCGCCGACTGCATGCCGCCCGACTTGAAGACCTGCTCGATACCGCTGGGGATGATGGTGACGCCGTAGATTCCGCTAGCCATCGCGCACCCCCGCCCTGACGGTCATGTCGTAGGGGTTCGCGTTGAGCCTGGGGCCGTGCGTCGGCGCGCCCGCGACGAGCAGCTCGCGCCCGCGCACGGTAACCTTGGCGCCGCGCATCTCGAGCGCGCAGTCGTGCCTGAACGAGAGCGTGTAGACGCTCCTGATGCCGTGCGGGCGCGTGTGCTGCTGGTCGTCGTCGGTGGATTCCGAGACGAGCACGTGCGGCACCTCGACGGGCTCGGCCCACGCGTCCACCTCGTTGCCGAAGCGGTCGCGCGCGCCCGCCTGCGCGACGGCCACGAGGACGGTCTCGCCGTCCATGACCCGCCGCACGTCACTCACCGCCCAGCCACGAGCCGAAGCCGATGGACGACCCCAGCCCGAGCATCTTGCGCTCGGAGGGGAGCAGGTTGAAGCCCCCCGCCGTGTCGCGGTACGTGAACGACTCCTGGAACCCGTTGGCGGTCTGCTGGAAGCTGTCCACCCCCATGCCGGCCATCGGGCTCGCGTCGATGCGCTTGACCAGCTCTATGCTCACGTACCTGAGCGCGTCGAGCTGGCCTGCGTCCTCGGGGTCGAGCTTGTCGCCCATCTGCACGTCGAGCCACGTGGCCGCGCGCTCGAGCCATGCCGCGAGCCGCTCGGATGACATGTCGGTGTCGTATATGGCGAGGTACTCGCCTGCGGTCGCGTAGCTCATGTGGTTACTCCTTGGGTTTCGCGGCCCTCTTGCGGGCCGGTTGCTTCGCCGCCTCCACGTAGCCGCGCTCTTCGAGCTGCTTGATTCGCAGCTCGGTGCCCTCATAGGTCTCTCCGACCTCGTAGGTCCTATGCTCGCGGACTCCGTGGAAACGGACTTTCACCTTCGCCGCTGCCATGATTAGGCGTCCGGTGTGAACGTGAACTTGCCGATGTAGTCCAGGTTCTCGGCGATGAGCTGCAGGCCCGTCATGACGTTTGTCTCGGCGGACGCGTAGTCGTACGCGCCCTTGTGGGCGACGCCGATGAGGCCGTTGGACTCGGTCTGGTAGACCAGGCCGCCCTGGGACAGCTCGCCGAAGTCGATGTCGTAGGCGTGGATGTTTGCCGCGCTGGTAGCGTAGGCCGTGCCGCTCGCGACCTTGTTGGTCACGAAGATGTTCTGCACGCCCAGGAAGTCCTTGATGTAGGTCATGCCGAACGCGGTCTGGGTGGAGATTGCGGCGTTCGCGAGGTAAGCAGCGATGTCCTGGCGGTTGACGAAGTGGACGAGCGCGGCGTCGGTCTCATCGCCGTTGGTCTCCATGTTGTCGAGCACCTTAGCGTCCATGAGGGCGAGGCACTCCTGAAGGCCCGCGACGGTCACGGCGCCCTGGGTGGCGGAGCCGTTGGCGAGCGTGGAGAAGAACTGCGTGATGATCTGCGCGCGGATCTGCGCGAGCATCTTCTTGTCGGTCTTCAGCACGGCGGGCTCGTAGCCGTCCTGCAGAATGGCCTTGGCGGTCGTCATCTTGCGGTACGGGACCGGGGACAGGTCGGGCAGCGCCGTCTTGGTGACGGTGTACTTCGACAGGGCCACCAGGTCGCCCTCGACGTAGGCGGTGCCGGAGCTGGAGCCGAGGATGTCGAGCTCGTAGTAGCTGCCAAGATTCGCCTTGGTCGGGGATGCAACGGCGCTGTATACGCTGTTGGAGACCGTGTAATAGGTCTTGCCTGCGACGATGTCGGTATCGGCGGTCTTAAAGTACGCGCCTGCGGCGTTCGCGGTGTTGTTGAGCGAGCCGCTGACGGTGTACTGGTACAGCGCGGTGCCGGCGGCGCGGCGGGACACGCCGAAGATGCCGAGCAGCTCGGCCAGGCGGTCGAAGTCGCCCTTGAAGTTCGCCACGAACTCCTGGGACAGCGCGGCGTCGATGTCGTTTGCCGTGATGATGTTGGTGGGTGCAGCCATTTCTGGCCTCCTTACTTGTAGAGGTCTTGATGTTGGGCGCGCATCCTGACGCGCTCAACGGGGTTCTCTATGGCCTCAATGGACTCTCGGGTGACGGCCTCGGCCTTGGCCTCGCCGCCGTCGTGGACGGGCTTGTACATGGGCAGCGACGCCAGGAACTCGGCGTTCGCGGCCACGTCGCCGCTCATCCTCGCGAGCAGCTCCGCGTCCACCCCGTGCGCCTTGGCGGCTGATGCCACCTCGTCGGCGCGCTCCTTCTCGGCCCTCAGCTTGTCGCGCTCGGCCACCGCGGCGTCCAGCTCGGCCTTTATGGAGTCGTAGTCGCTTTTCGCGGCGAGCGCCTCCTCTGCGGCCCTCTGCGCCTCGCGGTTCTCCTTCGCGCGGCCCTCCCACTTGCGCGCCTCCGCTTTCCAGTCGACGCCGTCGCCTTGCGGCTCGGGCTCTGGCTGCGCCGCCTCGGCCTGCTCGATGGGGTCTTTCTCGTCGGCCATCGCTGGCCTCCTTCCTGCCCGTGCGGGCTTGGGGTTCGCCCCGTGCGGGGCCTGGACATGAAAAAAGCCGCCCATCTGGACGACTTGATTCCAAAGATGACGCGCCGTTTGGCGCTAGGTTTTCCGTTCTACTTCGGCCATACAACTTCCCTGAACTCGTGGCCGCACGCCACGCGGGTGTCGGCGTGTATCGGTATGCCGGCGTTCGTCGCGGCGTTGCAGAAGTTGATGTCCTCGCCCCCGCTGCGGAAGGCGTCGTGGCATGCGTAGGCGTCCTCGGCATCGAGCACGTCGCGGCTGAGGTCTGTCCACTCGAACCACGGGAACTCCAACTGCGCGAACACCTCGGCGCGGACCAGGGCGCAGCCGAAGCCGCCGCCGCGCACGCGTATGAGGTGCTCGCCGGCGTCCCTGAGCGCCGCGAGATCGGAGTCCTCGTACATCTCCCACGCGCCGTAGCCGAGCTTGTACAGCGTCGTGTACCTGCGCTCACCGCGCGCGTATCGGTTCAAGTAGTAGCCGAGGCAGATGTCGACGCCGTGCTCCAGCAGGTTGCGCAGCGCATCCTGCGGCAGCGATATATCGTTGTCCACCATCAGCACGGAGTCGTAGTGCGCGTTGAGCGCGTCCGCGGCGATGCGGTTGCGCGCCATCGCGCAGCCGTAGCCCGTGCGCGGCCTGTAGTCGACCTCATGGCCGCGGGTGTCGAGCCGCCAGAGCGACTCGGACGTGGCCTGCGAGATTCGCCCGTCGTAGGTGGGCACCTCGATGAGTATGCGCATCATGCCTCCGCTCGTTCGGCGTACTTCTCGGGGTTCTTCCACATGTCGTAGTACAGGTCTGGGTCGTACCCCTCCACCTCCATGCCCTCGAAGCCCTCGACTATGCGGCAGTCGCAATGCCTGTGGTTCGCGTTGAGCGCTTTCGCCTCGTCTCGGTACACGAAACCGCGGCTCGCGAGCATCAGGCAGTACGGGCACGTGGTCGCGCCCGTGGGCACCCTCGCCCAGCGTACGCGCCTTCCGAGCGCCCTGGCGTCAGCCTCGCCGACGTTGTGCATCGTGTCGTTCGCGCCGCGCTCCGCGAAGTAGCGGGCTGCGTCGGCGATTTGCGCGACGAAGCCCTCGCGGTCGCCCTCGACGAGCTTGCCCACCTGGTAGCGCGCCGTCCTCTCGACGTACTCGGGATCGGGCGCGTAATCGTAGACCACTACGGGAAGCTCGACGCCGGCAGCCTCGGCCACCAACGCGCGCAGCGCGTACGCGGCGTCCCCAGCGTGGTTTCCGAACGACGTGCCGAACTCGGTCATGATGGCGATTGCCACCTCGCGTATCTGCTCGATGGTCGCGCCCGGATGGCCGTCCAGCCACGCCTCGAGCGCCTTGCGCGCCGCCGTCTCGGCGCTGTCGCCGCACTGCTTGATGGCGCGGTTGTAGGCGTCGAGGACGTTACGAGGAAGTCTCATCGCTGCCTCCGAATGCGTTCATGATTGCGTTCATCCCGCTGGCCTGACGCTCCTCTGACTCCATCTCGTCGATGGCATCCTCGTCGAACCCGCAGTAGCGGGCGCACGTGCGCGTGGACCCGAAGCCCGGGCGCACGCTCGAGAACTTCACCGCGAAGTCGGCGAGCGCCGCGCGGCTGTTGAGCATCGGCTCGGCGAACGTCACCCGGACGTCGCGCTCGGCGGCGCCGAGCCTCGCGATGGTGGTGTTGCCCGCCACGGCGGCGGCGCAGCGCATCAGCGAGCGCATCGACTCGCGGTCGGACTGGATGTCGTTCTCGGCGATGAGGCAAATGTCCTCGCGCGAAGCCTGGATGGCCTCCGCGCTCGACGGGTTGTCCTGCACGATGCCCAGCGAGATGAGCGGCGTGCCGGTGGCTCCCGAGAGCTGCGCGCCGAGCATGTTGAGCTGCGTGCGGTACACCTCGGGGCTGTTGGCCGTGAGCCGCTGCAGCGTCGGCGTGCCGCCGTCGTCGTTGGTCGTGGAGAGTATGAGCGAGTCGAGGTAGGCCTTCTGCTTGTTCGACAGCATGGCGTCGAACTGGTCGTCCGACAGGCCCATGATGGCGTCCTTGGGCATGGCGTACAGCGCCGCCGACACCTCGGCGTCCCACAGCACGCGCACGGCGCTCTGCGTGAGGCTGCGCACGTACCTCGTGATGCGCGACTTGCCGAAGGGCCGCTCGCCCGTCTGCTTGTGCACGAAGGCGTACATCATCGGCTCGCCCGGGGTCAGCGTCGCGTAGTCCACTTTCCAGCGGGCACCCTCGCGCACGATGACCGTGGTGGCCTCGCGCTCGTAGAGGTTGACCTGGACGGGGCGCAATTGCGAGTCGTTCTCGTTCACCTTGCCCCAGCGCGCGATGGCGAAGCCCGACCCGATCGCGCCGAGCCGCATGTCGTCGGTCGGCACCGCCGCGGCGGTCTTGGCCGTGTGGAAGCGCACGAGCGGCAACGCGCCGCCGCCCTGGGCGCCGACCGTGGCGAACATGGGGCCGTGCTTCAGCTTCGACAGCAGGAAGCCGCCGTACTGGCCGACGACGTTGTTCGCGTCGGCTATCTGCGCGGCGAGGTTCGCGTCGGTGCCGTCAGAGAGCGCGCGCAGGCGTATGCGGTCGACGAGGGAGTCGACCACCTTCTCGGGCCAGTAGCACGCGATGGCCTTGCGCGCGTCGACGAAATCCTGGCGCTGCACGGTCAGGCCCAACTCGGGCACGTCCACCGTGCCGTCGTAGTACCTGTCAAGCAGCTCGTTGCGGGCCGAGACCTCGCCGTGCACGTCCACGAGCCTGCCGACGAGCTCTTTCTGGCGCATCGACAGCCCTGTGGCGTCCTTGAGGTTGTACAAATCGTTCGTCATCCGATTCTGGCCTTCCTTCCGGGCTTGTGCTTAGCGTTCTTGGCCGCCCATAACGCGTCGGCGGCGGATTCTATGGCCGTGGACCTCTCGCCGCCTATGCACCAGGCGTCGCGGCCCACCTTGCGGCGCGTCGCGGCCTTTGCCTGCTCGTCGAGCTCGGCCTGGCCGTAGTGCGTGACAGTCCCGCCGCGTATGCCGTCCACCATGAGCGCGGCCGCCGCGATGGCGTCCGACGTGTTCATGACGTGGAGCTGGCGCGGCCTGTAGTTCTCCAGCCTGCTCGTGAGCGCGTCGGCGTTCCTGCCGTCCACCGCGAGCATCGCGCACTTGCCGGCGCGCGCGTCGAGCCACTCGGCGAGCCACCCCAGCCCGTTGCGGGCGTCGCGGTAGTCCACCAGCTCGAAGTGCGGCACCTCGCCGCGCCAGCAGGCCGACAGCGCCGCCTCGGAGCCGTCCGGGCTGATCTTCACGCCGTAGCACACGTCGCCGCTCGGCTCGTCGTCGGTGGCGCATGCGTCCCAGGCTTGCGCGTCGAACACGAGATGATCCCTGCCCGCTGTCGGTGACCACCATCCCAAGTGCTCGCGAGCGAACGTGTCAGCGCTCATCGTGCGTGCATCCTTCTCGAGGCCGCTTTCTAACAGCTGGTACCCGAGCGACGGGTTGAACTCGTACCACCTTGAAACGTCCAGGGGGTCTCCGATTTCAGGAGCCGCCCATTCGTGTATGCAGGCACCGCTGTACGGCGCGACGTGCAGGCCGTTGCGGATGCCTGCGAAGATTTCGCCCTTGTAAACGGCGGTCGGGTCAGGCACCGTGCCCATCAGTATCGTCTGCGGCGAGCCGTGCGGAGCGGCGCTGTTCAGCGGAGAGAGCGCCGCGTCCTGCGCCGTCGTATAGCTTTGAGCCTCGTCTATTACGACGAGGTCGAACGTGCCGCCGCGTCCCATGTCGGAGTTGCTGCCGCGCGTTCGGAACTCAATGTGCGCACCGTTTGTGAGGTCTAGCACCATCTGGTTCGCGCTTGTCGTGTACCGCTTGACGAGCCTGTTCAACTCGGGATACTTCGCGCGCGGATCGTTACGGCACGCTCCGAACTTCTCGCGCAGCCTATCGAACGCCTTCTTCGCGGTCTGGTACTCCTGCGCGGTGTGCAGGACGTGCTCGCCACGATGGACCAGCCCCCACGTCTCGCGCGGGTCGGCGATGCCCGTCTTGCCGTTCTGCCTCGGAACGGGGACGACGCATAGCTTGTTCAATAGCAGGCCGTCATCGTCAAGCGCGAGCCAGTCGTCTAGAATCGCCCGCTGCCACGGATGCGGCGGCAGGCCGTATGCGTCTGCCATCGCGGAGGCGAACTTGCCCTCTGTGCGGCTGTACGGCGCGCACCAGCGGTACGTCGGCTCCTGCCTGCCCTTAGGCATCGGCAAGCACCTGCTCGGCCTCTGCGAGTATGCGCGTGAGCGGGTTGTCCGCATCTTCGTCGTGCGCGACGGGCACGAGCATGTCTCGGAGGTCCGTCAGCGCGCGCGTGTAGGCTTTCAGCAGGTTCTCGTACTCCCTGAAGGCAGGGTTCGCGCGGATGCCCGTCTGCCCGCCGCCGTTGTCGTACGGGATGACCACCTGCTGCCGCGCTATACCGTGCCTTGTCTCCTCCAGTTTGGCGCGCATGAACAGAACGTTCTCTGCCAGCTCGCACACGTGGGCGCGGTCCTGCTCGGGAAGTTTCTCGGCGAGGTCGATGTAAGTGGACATGCGTGCCTCCTATCCGAGCGACGCGACGATCTCCATCTCGCGCTCGCTCAGAGTCCATACAACGGAGCCGTCGGGCTCGACTTCGACGCCTTCTCCGAGCGCTTTCGCTGCTTCGAGCGCTTTCGCTGCTTCGAGCGCTTTCGCTGCTTCGAGCGCTTTCGCTGCTTCGAGCGCTTTCGCTGCTTCGAGCGCTTTCGCTTTCTCGGCTTCTGCCTTCGCTTTCTCGGCTTCTGCCTTCGCTTTCTCGGAGAGAAGGAACCCGCTTCCGTAGATTGCCTTGTCGTACGGTTTCTGCGCGTCGAGCCTGCCCACCTGATAGGCGTGGCCGCGCGGGACCTTGAAATCGACTCCCAGGGAACTCCAGTTCGCGATGATCGCCGCGACGCACACGTACGGCGGGTACTTGTACTTCAGGTTTACGGGCCTCGTAATCTCCTCACGGTACTTCTCGTCCGCGACCTTCACGACCTCGCTCAACGTCGGCGCGGTGCGGATAACGTTCTCGGCGTCGAGGTTCGTGATGAAGCTCGTGTTCACCTTCGCGCCGTTCTCGTACGTTATGTCGGCGTTTGTCGCGATGTAGCAGATGCCGTCGATGTTTCGCCCGCTGAACAGCGTCAACGTCGGTGCGAAGATGAAGAACGGTATGCCGCGCTCCTGGTAGAACCTGATTATCTTTACTTCGAGAGAGAACGGTGGGTTGTCCACGACAACCGAGCCATCCGGGTACTTCTCGTTCTCGTAATCGCCGCCAGGATAGAACGGGCGCACGAACTTCGAGCGGTCGAGCCCGTACTCCTCGGCGACCCAATCAGCCACCGCGTCGTAAACAACGTCGGGCGTGTAGCAGTCGTCTGTGGTCTTCTTCAGCTCGAACTTCTCCAGGAACTCGTTGTACTCGTCATTGCCCTCCTCGCGGCTCGTGTCGCCGCGCTCGCGGCTCTCGAACCAGTTCGGCGCGTCGTTCCAGTCGAAGCCGAAATCGCCCCACTCGAACTCGGGCAGCGCGATCATCTCGCCTTCGAGCATCGACATGTCGAAGCCCGTGTTCAGCGTCGTCTGGTTGTGCACGTGCGTGTAGGCGCGCCGCGCGTCGTCGTCCAGGTGGTCGAGGAATATCACGGGCGCGTGCTCGTACCCGAGCTGCTTCAGCGCCAGCAGCCGCCCGTGACCCTCGACTATGACAGGGCTCCCGTCCCCGTCGTGCCATGCGCCTATCGGGTCGCACATGCCGAACTGCTCGATGCTCGCGGCTATGGCGTCCACATCCTCGGCGTGGTGCTCCTTGGCGTTGCCAGCGTAGGGCACGAGGTCGTCCACGCGGATGCGCTCGACTTTCAGCTTCGGGTCTATCGTGACCACCCCTTCTCGCGCGCGCGATTGTCGCAGGTTGCTTGTATGGTTGTCGATACCACCCCCATGGAGGGGTCGGCTTGGTGTGGCGGCTCAAAGGGCGGGGGCGGGCCTCCGGGGCCGGGCCGGGGGGGATTCCCCGCCCGTCGCGCCCCCCCCCCCGCCCCCCGCCGCTGCGCCGCCCGCCGGGGCCGCGCGCCCGCGTCCCCCTGCGCCCCCTCGGCGGCGCCGCGCGCTGTCTGGGCGCGACGCGGCCGAGAGGGCCACGGAGGACGCGGCCACGGCGTCCGAGATG